CCCTCAGGGAGATAAAAATATTTATCAGCCCACTCAACACCCGTCATCGGTATCGTCACGCGCAAGGGATTCAACCCTGTCGAGATCGCGTTCGATATCGCTGACATCGTAATCGCTGAAGTCGATTCGTATGTCTGACAACTCATTTAAGGCTATCGCCAGCTCCTCTCGTAATACACTGCTCGCCTCTTGCGGCATCTCCGGCCAGACCTTTTTCAGGCGTGGTGGCCACGACTCGACGCGGGTACGTAATTCAACGGCGACGCGAGATACAGCGACGCTAATTAATTCAATTGGCGCGTAGCGTTTAGCGAGAATGCGGCGTTTTACTCGTGCCATCAGGATTCGCTCCTGTCGTTCCTCATTTTTCAGCCACTGCTCGCGATTTTTTTCGGGAGAATTGTCCCCCGCTTCCGGTTCGTCATTACTAGTTGTGTCGCGTCTATTGCTCCGGAGATAACGAATATAAAAATGGCGCCATGCGTCTAGCTCCCAATCACCACGTCCTTGTGGGACTGGTGCTCCCGGAAGTTTTGCGAGATCGCGCAGACGACGATCAGATAGCAGTAAATGTGCTGCAACCTCAGCCTGACTTGCCATTAAAAATCCTCACCGGAACCGGAAATACCCAAAATGAAAAAATACTAAAAACGAGCGAGTTTTTGCGCGTCTACCGACCCTCGGTGTTTTGGATTTCGGAAAGGACCCGCGACCAGGGGGCTATCTCCCTTTCAGGACAGGAATTAGGGGCTCGCATCAGGTTCATCAAACTCAACTGTAGCCTCGCGGCGTACTTGTTTGCATACATCAGCTTTGTGTATCTGATTATCAGCGTAAGCTTTCACTTTGGCAGCGAGCCATCCTTTTGTGCTGTATCGATAGACTACCGAACAAGTTTTCCATATATGTATATATCTTGAACTTATTGATATCATTACAGAAAAACAACAACCATGAGAACGCAAAAAATGAACAGAGAAAAAATTGAAGCCTTAATGAGCGTAATATTAAAAGAAGCTGACCCAAAAAAGTTTCCTGAGAAGTTATCAGAGGACGCCATCGTATCTTTTTATCGTGCGAACTCCTCTTATCTAAATTGTTCAACTTTAAGAGAATGGCTAAGCGGCGAAGCAGAGCCTTCAGATGAGATACTTCAGAAGATTATGGTTCAGAACAACTGGCGCGCAACAAAATGGTCAAATCAGTTACCTTAATCTGTTGAATGTGTGCCGCCTTAAAACAAAAAGGCGGCCTCTCGTTAAAGTAAATTACCCTATTTTCCACCAAGGCATGAAGCCTCTGCCCCGGTTGAATCAATACAACCACCGTTCGCAGTAGTAATCTTCGTACCCGGCGCGATCATCACGTGTTTAATACTGCTGCCGTCAGCGCGAGTCGCTTCGGTGTATGTCGAATGTGTGCAGCCTGCCAGCGTGAAGAACGCGACAGCTAAGAGAAGTTTTTTCACGTTTTACCTACGCTTCTGAGATAGATTTCTCAGCATTCACCAATGGAAGTGATTGTGGAACATCCGTTTGACCTGCTGGCCAGCGGTAGCCTGTTACGCGGGAACGAGGAAAAGCTTTGATATTTACTTCATCTGCCTAGTTGCCCCCCAAAATCATTAAATCCCCGGCGGCATTTTTCCCGACAACAAAGCCGACGTGACCACCGCCAGACCGAGACAGAATAGCAATGCATCCATAGGCGGGTTCCTTCAGTTCATTACCCCAATCGAGATAAGAATTCGCAGACTCAAAACGCGTTGAGCGAATACCCGCACGTTCCAGCATTGCCCCGGTGAAAGCAGCGCACCACGGTGTTTCGTCATCCTTAATGCCGCCGCGTTTGATATCTTTCCAGTACTGCACAATTTCTGCAGCATGTTGCTTCCCTTTCATTTCCCGAATGCCGAGGTTTTTTCGAGCCTCGATTAGCCATTTAGGATCCGTCATTACCTGTCTCCTGTTATTTTTGAAATATTCCCTCGTGCCCGCCAGACAGCAATACAGATGGTGAGGTTGAGAAAGAACTCTGCGGGATCAACCTGCGTATATTTCCCGTAAAAAATTCGTAGGGCTATCCACGCAGCAGACAGAATCGCGAGGTAAGCAGTTAGTGAGATGAAAAAACGATAGCGGCCTGTTTTTTGAAAAAACATCAACCGTAGTGCCAACATCAGACAAATAATTGCATTGGCATTGATGAGGACAGAGTGCAGGGTCATTATTTCATCCCCTTATCTGATTTCCATAAACGAGCTTGTGACATGATCCGCAACAGTGATGTAACGCTGATTACTGATGCAACCAGTGCACCAATGGCGGGAGAGACTTTTACTGTTACGGGAGGGTTCAGGTGACTCAGCACCGCGTTCAGAATACCGGTAATGATGGCTGACGCTGTCTCAGCGCAATACACACCGCCAACAAACGAAATGAGTGCGAAAATAACCTGCTTCCAGAATCGATGCTGCCCGGACGACAACACATAGAGAGCTGCGCCTGCCAGCGCACAGATCATCACTGCAGGTGTTGCCTCAGGAAATAACGCAGCAAACGTCACCCCCGCCGAGCCAGCAGCAACGCCAGCGGTTAGAGGTTCAGACATGATTTTTCCTGATTCAGAAACGACAAAACCCCGCCGTGGCGAGGTTCTTAGAAATTTGGCAACATACCAAATTAGCGTCAAATATGGCCTATTTTGTTCGTTTTTGCAAGCATTATACGCAAACGTCGTCTAAATGGTTCTGATAATGATGCAAAGTTGCAAGAAGTGCCACTTCATCAAGTGCTCTCACCGCCTCTTTCATTCCTACCCAGTGCAGGGAGTATGTTTCGCACCAGGTGGAACGAGAAACCGACAGCATTCCTGCTAGGGTAGATCCGGCCATCTCCTTAAAATCCTCGCGTTTATTTGCTGCTGCGACCGCCTGCACGGACAACCACACCAACGAAAGCAGGCGCTTAACTACTTTTCTCTGAGTTGACGCGGGGATGTTTCCTTTATAGCGACTCCAGACAGCCTCACAAATAGCTGTTTGGTGTTTGAATGCCAGGTTACCACCGTAGCAATAACGCAACCACGCTTGCTGACTTGCATCCAGCGAGTTCACAGAACGCCGCCAGGATGAATCAGCAAATTCAAAATCACTCATCGGCGGCGCGGGGCGACGTCTGCTGAAACTTTCCAGAGCGTAAACTGGCGTAACCAGAGCATCAACGGTCCGGTCCTCCAGCTGCACACGGTGAATATGTTTGCGTGGGTATGCGTTTTTGTCTGCCGGTGGGTGCTCACACAATGCTTCCAGTTGCCCCTTAGAACCACCAGACAAATCCCGCAATGCAGCGCGCAGTTTTATGCGGGTATATTCCAATAAATACTCGTTACTCATCAGATAAACTCCTCATCGCGCCAGATAGCCAGTGTTCTGAAAACTCCCTCAGCGTGCATCAACAACAATGAGTCGTGCTCGTAATCCGTTTTTGTACGTCCGTCGATGGCATCGTGACACGCACTGCAGGCGATAGCGCCCTGCATATCGTGAGGTTTGATGGCTGTGCCGCACGTTCCGGCGAGACGATAATGAGCCAGTACGCTGGTTTCAGGATTGTGATTGCACACACCGGGGATACGCACAGTACAAGCGCGACTGCGTGCAGCTTTTCTCAGGTCGATTTTTTTCATGATGTGTAATCCAGCAGCTGCGCGGCGGCATTTTCAGCGGCCTCCTGAGAGGCAAATGTGCGGAACAAAATATAATTCCACAGCACATCTAAAACGGCTGAATACAGTTGACCGAACTCAAGATCGTCCATCGCTGCAAACGAGATTGAACGAGGTACGCGCATCAAACTGCCGTCTGGCATCTGATGAACGTCATAAAACCCAGCTTCCATAATCGCCCATGCGCGAAACGCCTCGAACGACTTCACCGCACTGATACTCCCCGCGCGCTTTTCCGACTCATCGAGAAGATACTGATCAGCCAGCTCTGCCATGACATCACCGTGTCCACCGTAATACGCCAGTAACTTAACGTAGCCGTGAACCAGTTCGCGCTCCGCAGGAGAAATAGCCCCTCCGGACGGATGCCAGTAATCAAAGCCCAGGTTGAGAAGTGAGAAAAATTTACGATGAAACGCGGGATTACGCGCCTGTTTGAAATCTGCATACACAACAGCACCTGGTTTGACTCGTTCAGTCAACCAGCGTTGCGTGTCTGGTGTCGCGGGTATTAGCGAACCGCCGGATACCCTGATAAATGAATGCTGCGCCATGGTTAACTCCAGGTGGCGCGGCAGTGTTCAGAAAATGGTGCCGGGTGTTCAATCCAGCACCGATATTATACCGTGTTTTACGCGTCAGGGGGTGTAATAGTATATCCAGCTATTTCTGCCAACTCGAGAAACGCCATCAGGCTGGCAATCCGCTCATCATCGGTCAGAACACGCACACCAACGATGTGTCCGTCCTTACGCTTGATAACAGCCCGGCATGTTTCCGGTAGTTCGCCTATAGATTCTTGAATATTCATGTCTTCCCCCCAATGCCACAACCTGTATATTTATACAGTATTTTATGGCATTTGTCATAACGCCAAATACAATGAGGGAATAATGAACAATTATATTCACGTCGTGAATTTTATTAAACGGTTTTATAGGGGATTAAACCGTTTATGGTCATTATTTATCACTCCTGTAAATTGGAATTAACCATTTTCTAATCGTCGACGCTGCAGGTGGGTCAGAGTATTTCGCCACAAAAATACCGGATATGTATTGCACGCCACGCGATAATGGCGCTGTCGGGTTTTCAGTAAAAAAACGATCAGCCAGTTCAATGGCTTCGCTTTTTAATCTGTGCTGTGGTCGTCCTCCGCCCTTTGTTCCCAGGTATCGCGCCAGTTGTTTGAAACGGTAGGCGATGATTAACGGTCGCATCATCATATTGAAAAAATCGCGGGCATCGTTGTCAGCGCCTTGCGCTATCAACAGTGCAAAAAACAGATACGGGATTATGTACACTTCAGGAGATATACGAACCCGTTCACAAGTTGGTGGAGCCAACTCAATAAGTAAGTCAGCCAGCGGATTCCCCTTTTCTCCACGTTTGTAATAGCGATACAGCGGCCCGATATCAAGTTCACTCACGTCGATTTCAGGATGCCCGGCAACGACTGTACGTATCTCTTCTGCCAGAGCGTCAAATATTGCCCCGGTCCGTTCAAGATAGAGCCTCCGGGTCGAACCGCGATCATCCAACGCCCGTAACATATCTAACCGGCTAACGAAAGTTTCAGGCCAGTCCTCATAGAAGGTTTTCATAATTACCTCGAATAATAAAAACTGCACTATTTGCACAATTTATTATTCGTTTTCACGCCGCTGAGTTCTATAAAAAAGAAAAAACCTCCGAGGCAGGGTTTTGTTATGGCTCGTTAAATCATCATCCAACTTTTTAGACTGAACGGTGATACTTGCAAATATTTGAAAATATGGGCTGGAACCCTATCTTATGATGTGCCTGGTAATTTATATTGTTGGGTCTTTATATCATGAGGAATCACTATGGGTACGTTAGGCAACCAGCCGTGCAGAAGTCGTTATGAGTTCGATGATTTTAATTTAGCCAATCGAGCTGCGGCTCTTACTAAGTTAGCAAAAGAAACTGGTGTATCGGTGGATACCTTAATCAAACTTGAAATTGCTATGCAACTGAATCGGCTCAACTCCATCCTTATCGAAAACGGTGACAAGATGGACGAGAATCTGGCAGGTATTGGCGAGATACTGCAGAAGTGAGAGTAGCCCCTCTTCTGAGGGGTTGCACATTTAAAATATTAAGGGCGGTCTTCTTCACGTACACAGTCACCTGGTCGAATCGTTCACGCATACTGAGTACAAAAAATCTCAACGATAAGATCAGGTTAGACCTGTATTTTCCAGAAACATATAGACGCCTAAAAAAACACTAAACTCATGATTATCATGTATGTTTTTACTGGAAACATTGAACCATCCACAATACAGCGTAAAAAGCAAGCAATTCACAAGATTTTAAAGTGATTTATCTGGAAGACTTTACTACTAACAGTTAATATCGTACCAGAAGTGCAGAATTTGCACTTTTACAGGAATGTGGTACGGAACATGCTGTCTATATTTCAACCAATAATCGTAATGCAGTAACTGGAGGAGCTATGGCTACCAACCCAAGAGAGCACGCCCGGCGAGTGCTGGACACGTTCTGGTGCGGGCGTGGTTTCCCTGTTGATCCAGCGAAAATTGCTCACGACATGGGATTAGATGTTTTTATTACCGATCTTCCTGGGAAAGTTTCTGGCGCACTGATTAAACAAAAAGATCAAGATCCAGCGATCTTTCTAAACAGTGATGACAACAAAGTTCGTCAACGTTTTTCATGTGGGCATGAGTTGGGGCATTACATCGCCCGGCAAGCATCGCATAGCGATGAATATGAGTACGTTGATTTACGTGGCGAAACCGCAAGCGCCGGAACGCATCCTGATGAAATTTTTGCAAACAAGTTCGCAGCAGAACTTCTGATGCCGGTAGATGAGGTCAGAAAACTGCACGCTGACGGTCAACCAAGTTATATAATGGCGCATTATTTTGGCGTATCTGACGATGCGATGACTTATCGTTTAAAGAACTTGAGGTTGGGGTAACGCTTTAAAATGCCATCGGATGACGATTTTAACAGCCGTTTCAAACAGGAAGTAGCACGCAGACTGAAGGATTCCCTCAACCTACACCGTCAGTTAGCAGAAGAGGTTGAGCCGGAGGACGATGAAACTCCGGTTCAGTCTCCTGACGAAGCTTCACCTCAGCCAAAGGTTTCGCACGCCCCCAAAAAAACGGCTGTCCGTATTCGCGGAATAGCCAGAAAAAGAGCTGCCGAAGCTCGCAAAATGGCTGTAGCTGCGTCTAGCAAAAGAATTCCAACTGCTACACCCTCTCAACAAGTCACCCGTACTGAGAGTAAAATCTTGACCGAGTTCACATCTGTGAAACAGGTGAATTCACTTGATACCGAGCATGAGCGCAAACAACTCAACAACAAAGATTTTGAAGCAGAAATCGCTCTAAAAAAACGATACGGGAAATGGTTCCTGATTATCCTTGCTTTCCAACTTCTGATAATGAATGGTGTATTTATTGCCGACGGCGCAGGTAAGCTGGAATTTGAGGATTTAACACTACAGTTGTACATGGGCGGTACTTTGACAGAGGTATTCGGCCTCGTGCTGGTCGTGACAAAATACCTTTTTAAACGCAAGTAACTCTCTCGGTCCAACAGTCTTTCGAAGGCCCTGATCAAAGGGCCTTGATAAATTAGCAGTGCGTTGAAAACAGATAGTTATTCCCATCAGTTCCAACGTAATACACATCAAAAAAATCACCATTCTTTTGCTCTAACGTCAACACCTACCCTTAAAAAAATAATTCTCCAAGAATGAGAAAGTTATTGTGTGTATTAGATAAGATATGAGCTGACACATCTATGGCGTGGAGCCAAATTTAATATGACAGTCCGCTCTGTGCCATAAGCGGACTGTCAATAAACAGATTCACTTGTAAATCTTGAAGCTATACATATTTACTTTCAATGATAAATAAAAGAACTATCCAAAAATCACTGAGAGCATATTTTAACTAACCCTCCGCTACTATTAACATAAATTTCACCCAACCATAATTAAATTGATACATATAGCAACTTACCTTGATACGAATCATCTGGGTTATATTTTTCCATATTTTTTTCCGTCAAATCGAATCATGCCAGGATCAAGAAAATTAATTAAATCGATTAACGCGTGCTGTATTCTGATTAGCCTTTCTTTATAAATTCCGATATCTCTTGTCATATTTATCACTTCATTGTTTAAATCTAAAAAAAATGGCTCATTGATAAAGCAATTTTCCTTTGTGAAACTGCCGTAACCTATGCAATCAAATCCAGTATCTGTTGATATCAGCATCTTTTCTGCAATAGCTCTCTGCTCTCCTATGAAAAACATAAAATACTGACCAAAGACGTCTGTTTGGATTAATGAGTTAATATTGTTCTGTAATCTAATAAACTCCCTCATTTTTTTATTTTTTTCTAGGCTAAGGTATTGAATGTCTATGCGGGCAGCTTCTGTCCATGCAAAAAACTGGGAAAAAAGAAAAACAGTATTGTTGATAACATAATCTTGTTGGCGCTTATTCCCATTATGATAAAACTCTTCAATGAACCCCAATTCTAATATATTATAAATACGGCTTTGTAAGTCTGAAGCTGAGCGAATTAACGGTTCAATATAGTACTGATGTTTTCTCCTTACATCCAGTGATTCATTGAGCTTGTTTATTCTATTCTGATTATAAGTAGATATAGCAATAGAGATTATAGCTATTGCACCACTAATAAAGCTTGAAATTAATGCCGTACCCATCTAAAAGTCCTTTGATTCTTGCTTGGTTAACAAAATGACATAATTTTATTTAATGCCATAACAACTTAACAATATATCATAATATGATTATTATGGTGTAGCTTGTCGCATCTACGCTCCATTACAAACAGATGTAAGATATAACCTATATGTTTTAGCCAGCAAATTCGAAAGCATTCAAAGTAGTCTCATCGAACTCTCGAAACCCTATGTCTTCGGGTATAAAATATTTAAATCCATTTGCATAATATCGACTCATGTTTATTATATTCTCCCCATTCACCATTAAGATTTGACATTATTTTCAACAATCGGTTATTGCAAGATTGAAATATATTTTTACTTGACACAATATTCCATGTAGCCCAGCGATTCGACTTACCCCCAACTATACGGACAATCTAAATTAAATCGATGATTTTTTGATACATTCTCCTCTCTCCATTACTTTATGTTTTTGTTCCCCAAAAATACCTTGCTCTCTAAAAAATAATTGTTCTTTAAGTTCAAAATCGAGATCTACATGAGCGTTAGATACAAAGCTAATATGTTGAAATGTCTTTCCCCCCCCCATAACGGCATTGTTATCTAAACTATGTTACACAAATATAATATTACCCTTTCAACGTAATCCAAGAATAAGATTAATGCCATTATATATATCATAAATATGATATTTTGTATATTTTTATCATTTAGCCTTGATTGTACTAGGTGTACTCTCAACGAAGTAGGGAAAGTCTGTTCCTCGCTCACAGCTGCCCTTCAGTAAGCGAAAAAATGCCTACTCGGTGCCATATACAGCCATTGTTATTAACAGCAGGGAATAATTCAAAACTGAAATTAAATATCTACCTTTTACAGTAGAAATAGTTCCTCCAGGACACTATCCATTGCCGGGCACAATCACTCGGGGTATAACGATATAAAATATGTTCATGATAGTGCAGGTTCGTATATTAAGTTCAGCAGCGAAAACATGCCTTACAGGTTTCCGGTTTTGGGAGCGTCGTTACAGGATCCTGCGCATACCGTTCCCATCTGTTGAATTAAAGGTTTCACAGCCTTTGCCGATATCACCTTTTACCTTACCTGTGATGCGTTCAGTGCTCAGCGTTGTTTACTGTAGCTCTCGGGACTGATTACAGACCGCGTCTTAAAAACCAATCCTTACTCTAAAGGGAATTCATGAGATTAAAATACTCAGTACTCTTACTCGCCATTGCCCTTACAGGCTGTGATAACAAAAAAGATGAGATCGGTTGTTCTTCGGAAATAACCCAGTCAGCTCTCATGGATTTATTAAAAAAATCTGCTTATGAAGGACTCTCTGAACAGGTCGATAAATACCCTGATGTCACTAATCAGACCAAACGAAGCACACTGGACAAGATCAAACTAGCCATCTCTGAGATCTCCACAACATCAAGTGACACGGGCAGCACAATGAAAACTTGTGAAGGGACCGTGACGATGACTCTATCTGCGAACGAGTACGTCCAGCTTTCAGATGCTTACAGAAAGAATTTTAATCGTAATCTCGATAAGCAAATGGAAAGCCTGTTTTTGGAGAACAACGCAAACGCCTTTTCAAAACGTATCACCTACACCGTGCAGGCGACCGACGATCAGAAAAACGTTTTTGTAAAAACCTCTACTGATAATCCGATATCAGTGGGCGCCGCTTTACTGACATCGCTTTCCATTATCACCCCGATCGTTGAGCAGCAGAAAATCCAGCAGGCTAAGGATGCCCAACAGAGTCAAATTGAAGCGGAACAACAGGTGCAACTCAGGGCGCAAGAACAGGCTAAGTATGAGGCGGAGAAGCAAATAGAGAGACAGGCACAACTTCAGCCGCAAAAAGCTGACAACCTTGATCAGTCCCGAATGGCATTTGCGAATGCCGACTCTGATTTGAGTACCGTCTGGAGCAAGTTAACCCCGGCGAAGAAAAAAGATTTGCTGCCTTCTCAGCGTCAGTGGATCAAAACTAAGGATGCTATGTGCGGTAAAGTTTCAATGCAGGGAACAGATGCTGAAGTCAAGAAAATGGTCGACTGCCAGACGCAAATGACCCTTTCAAGAATCGCTTTCCTCAGAAACCAATAACTGAAGTCTCCTTCAAGCTGGCGCCAGGTGTTAACCTGGTGCCAGCTTAGTCATCAAGTGCATATGTAACTGTTTTATATGGGCGGTACTTTGACAGAGGTATTCGGTCTCGTGCTGGTCGTGGTCAAATACCTTTTTAAGCGCAAATAGAGTATTTCCGCCCCAAACAACCTGTCAAAATGCTGAATTAGCAACGGATATAGCCGACTTTTTCCCCATTACCATCAATTTATCCAGTGTCATACTTCGCAGATTGTCGCTGTGGATCACCAGATACCCTGCCCGCTCAGCGATCTCTTTGAAAGCGTCAAAGGTCATCAGATGTTCGCCTTTGGCAACATGGCGCATCCCGGTCACTTTTCCATTTTTGATAGTGGTGATAAAAGAAAAATCTGGAATGGTTGGGTGATTTTCATCGAGTAGCAGGCAGTGGATGTATTCAATCGCCTCTAACATTTGCGTCTGTGACAGTTGTTCTATGTGAGAGACGGCGAAGCGTTGATGAATCATGGTGTAGGCATCGGGATACATCATGCCTTTCTTGCCGACCAGTATATTAACGGCATCACGCAAGGGAGTACGGTCATCGGTAGTTGTACTCCGCCTCTCTGGACGCTGGCTAAAATAACAATCTTCCAGCTTTTCGAAAACTTCCCAGGCCTGTTCTGTTTCCAGCATTTTGGCATGGCGAGCTGCGCCGCGTTCTGTCCAGAGAATGAGGGATCGGGTATGTTTAGCAACTGACTGACTATCTGTCAGTCTGTTTTTGAAGTCGCGTAATTCATTACCTTCCAGCTTAAAAAAATGCTTTCCTACGACAAATCTGGCGATGTTGCGCTTGAAGTTTTGCTGGATACCATTTACTTCCGTGCCATACAAACTGGCAAGCAATTCAGTAGTGATGACGGGAAGTTGGTTATGATGTAGCGGAGAAAGGGATTCCGCAGATATTTGGACTGTCATCGCAGTGGCCTCACTTAGTGTTTTTTT